CATCACCCAAAGCAATCGCCTCAGACCTGACCAGGTTCCTCAGTTTCATTTCCTCACGATTAGCAGCAACCATAATCAGGTTGTTAGGCGTAATCTCATCCAGTTTCAGTTCCATCATTTCCCCTTCTTCTGTTCCAACAGTTTCCCCTCAACCTGCCAAAAGTCACGCCACGACTCAGGGCGCTCCCTCAACTCAGCCACATACTTATCAGCAACCCGCAACACATTCACATCTTTCCTATCCATGCTCAACCCTTTCCCACAACTTATCGGCTGTAACAATCAATTCAGCAATCATTCCCTCATCCCTTTCCATCATGATCACGTTAGGTTCAAACCACGCCGGAATAAAAGCGCCATCCCGTTCCTCCCGAAGCATCCAAGCAAACACACACACTTCAGCACCAGTCACATGAAGTTGCCATTGCACCTGCCTGCGGTACTGAATAGGGATCCGCGCAGGATTCCATTCTTTGCCAGTAGTTTTGATTTCGCTAATCTGCTTGTGAGCAAGCGACAACCCATCGGGTGTAGCCATATGATGCCGGAACTGCTCGTGACAGATAAGCCAATCGTTAGGCATGATATTCCAGTGCTGCTTCAACTCCATCGAAATTGGGCCCTCCCAGGCACGACCAAAAGCCATGTAAGGGTTATCCTGCTCCACCCAATCCTCCTGATAGTCGCTAACAGCCTGCTCGAAGCCCCCAGGGCCAGAAGCCGCCTTCGCCACCTGTGTAGCCGTCACACCCTCACGCCTAGCAGACAGCCACCGTTCAGCGCTCACAGCCTTAGAGGCAACAAACTGGTCAATCTGCAACATTGTGCATCTTCTTCCACCGTTCATGGGCCAGCTCATAAGCCTGCTGGATTACTTCCTCTGGAAGGTCACGTTTAGCCACACTAAGGTGCCAATTAGAGTCAGCCCAGATAGCACCGTTGTCAGAATAGGCTGCGAGCCAATCATTCATAATCTTGTGCGAAAGTTGATGTGCTTCAATGCTTACCACATTGTCACCAGACATTAGATTTCTCCTTTAGACTTATACTATGAGCAACCAGGGACATTCCTATGGGGAACTTGGACAGGCCATCGTTGATAACGGTGGCGCACCATGCGAGGCTGTGCCGGAGATATTTTTCCCCGAAGATTTCCCCGACAAACAGACCAGAGATTACGCGATCAGAGTTGCCAAAGCTTTGTGTAACGACTGTCCCCTTAGTATTCAATGTTTTGCCTACGCTATCGAAACAAAACAGGCTTATGGGATTTGGGCTGGCACACTGCCATCGGAGCGTTAGCCATCTTCATGGTCATCAGTGAGCTCCACAGCATCCACTAACTGATTTAGGTGAAGGCGTAAGTGTTGCGCCTGTGCTGAGCTGAGGCACAGTGTCCCAGGCTCAGACAGTTGCCAAACATCATCACGCAACCGCACACAAACATCACGCCCATCTCTTGTTACTTCAATCATTTCTGTTCTCCTAACTTGAACCCAGCCCAGAGCATCAGCCCCACGCCAAGCATCACTGAGCCATTCACCCCAATAGTAGGGTTTAGAAGATTAGGCACCAACGCAAACGCAGCACCAGAAGCCATCACAACCCACCACATCAGAGGTTCACCACTAAAAGTGCAACACCTGTCACAAGTGCAACACCGATAAGGCTCCACCCGATAGGGCACATTAGTGACTTCTTGGGCGCACGCAGGTCACGCCTACGCACCTGTATAGCAACATGCTCACTAGCAGGCATAGGAGCTGGTGTGGTTTCGTTATTCCACAACACCAATGCACGCTTCAACAGCACTTCGTTGGTTAGTATCTTCCAACGCTCATTAGGTGTCAGCTTCCCTTTGTGTGCACGATCCCAGGCCACAATCTCCCTGAGCTCATCATCTTGGATTTCCTGTAACTCGATTTCCAGGTTTTTGAAGTACCCCATAATTTCCACCTTTCTTTGGGATAACCATGAGTGTACACACATAGACACAGAAAAGGCAACCATTTAGTTTATCGGCGTGTATAGTGGTGGGCATGACGAATCAAGGAAGCTACGATCTACAAACACTGAGCCTGCCACAACTAGCAGACCTACGAGAATGGCAACTAGAGCGCATCGAAAGAGTCACCATAGAATTACGCAACAGAGTCAAGACTGCCTACGCTGATGGTGCTGAAGTGAAAGCCCTCGCAAAAGAGTGCGGTGTTACCAGAGTCACAATGTACCGCTGGTTAGAGCAATAAAAAGAGGCCCGCAGCTGGTGGGAGCTACGAGCCTCACGAGCATCTCTGCTCAGGTTTTAGTGTATCACTGGCAAGAGTCGCACTGCATTGCTTCCATAGGATCTACCGGGCATGCATAGCCATCTACTTGCTCTATGAGGTCTAGGTCAGCCATTATTCACCAGCCTTGTCATACTGGAGCACCGAGGTGAGCAAAGACATGACACCAGCGAGCGCTGCCACACTTGCAACATTGAGCCAGTCCACATCGAAAATACCGACAGCACCCACGCTCATGGTTGCTAACGCAGTCTGAGCCACAGTTTTGATAGAGCGCTCGCCCGCGTAGGCCCAAAACTTGTTCCACTTATCCATCTAGGTTCTCCTTCTTTGCTTTATCTTCCCACACAGCACCGAAAATATAGCTGGTAAGAATCAGGGTTATCAATGCTACCCCACCAGTGATGAGGTCTGATGTGGCACTGTCATTGTTGAGAAGCACTGCCACTGATCCACTGAGAAGCATGAGAGCTCCCAGCACAAAGGCAGCGAATATGTAACGCCTACGAATTCTCCATGATGGTTTCATGTAATGATGCTCACAATCCAGGGCATTACAGCAGCGACTAGACCGAACCCGCCCACAGCCCAACCCATACGCATTTCAAGTTTCCTAATGCGTGCCTCATGGTCATCAATCTTGTCCTCACTATCAGGCAATGAGTTGGCAATCTTCTCCAGCAAGCGCCCCTGCCGTTGCACCTCTAAATAAATATCCCGCATCGAAACCTTTACTGTTGCTGTGTCTTGAGAATCATCAGCCATTAGATTTTGCCCTCATTCAGTTTGCGTTGCAGGGCACTGATCGTGAGCTTGCCCCATTTCCCATCAGCCTTCACACCAAGCTTGGACTGTACAGCTTTACGAGTGTTAGGCCCGATAATCCCATCAGCTTTCACACCCGCCCACTTCTGCATTGCGGTGTAAGTCATCTTGCCAGGGATACCATCAATGCGCCCTTTATACCCATATTCACGCATAGCAGTCTGCCATTGCATCCAAGTAGCCTTATCCAACCGCCCAGATACCCTGTTAGAAGCCACAGGAGCCCGCCCAGAAAGATAAAGCTCAGGGTCTACAGTGTTGCCCCATGTCTTAGATTTGCGCACCTCAAAATGGAGATGAGCGCCCGTGCTCGCACCAGTACTCCCCGAGGTATAAATGAAATCCCCAGCCTCAACTCGCTGCCCTTTACGCAACTTAGTGGCCTGAGCACCATGATAATAAAAAGTCCACACAGCACCATGATCAATACCCACAACATGCCCACCACCAGTACGCGAAAACCCAACATGCCCCACAACACCATCACCGGCAGCAGTTACAGGGAATGAACCAGAAACGTCTACGCCCCTGTGAAATGCCTTCTTGTGGGAAATTGGATGCACGCGCCATCCATAGGGCGAGGCTTTGTTGATAGACCTATCCGCAGGCCAAGGCTGTTGTAGTCGCATTACCCAATTCTACCAGCGCGGGTTTCTCAGGATTCTTTAGATATCGCAACGCACAGGGCAAATATGTGTCTGGCACCATTCCCCGCACAACCCTCTGCATTCATGCTCAATGTCACACCAAGCACATTTAGACATCAGCAGGAACCCAGTCCCCAGCATCCTCATCCCACACATAGGCAACGCCATCGGTGGGCATAGGGATAGGTGCTACCCATAGGCAAGTGTCCTCATCGAGCACCCAGGAAGCGAATGGTTGTGGCGGGATGAAAGCATCGCGGGTTTCATCATACGAAAACCCTATTCCCGCATAGTTGAACCGGAGTGCCTTATTCTGGTCATCGGAAGGCAAACCGTCCGTATAGTGCACACCGCCGTGAGTGTTGTAGGAAGTCCGCACGCAAGTCTGACCCCGAAACTCACCGTAGTAAGTTTCCCAGTCGCCTGTTTTTTCATCGTTTCCTGCAATAACCTCTGTCACCGTATTTTGGTCATCAACGAAAGCGTAGTATGCCATTAGAAACTTACCGTATCCGTTCCAGCCGTAAAGCTTGTGATTTTGTAACCGCCAGAGCTTGAAGTTGATGAGCTCAGGCCAACGCCGATTGTCAAGGTTATGGTGTCTGGATATTTCAGAATAACAATCCCTGAGCCACCAGAATTACCGCGTACTTGAGACTCGAAACCCGCACCGCCACCGCCACCGCCACCAGTGTTTACCGTTCCCGCCACCGCAGCTGTCGAAGTCCTTGCTCCCGCACCGCCACCGCCAGTACCGCCGGCTA